TCCTACTTCCACGCCAACGCCGGCCAACACGCCAACTGTAACGCAGACGCCTAATTATACTCCAACACCGACGCCAACATTTGACGGCACAGTGATCTTTAACCTATACAATCACTTAGATAACGATGATCCTACAAATATTGTACTGGGGGATAATTTCCCGGCTTATAACTGGGTGGAAAGGCGTACGTATCCAGAAGATTATCCGGATGCGGATGCTGCATTTGCACACTATTATTATATTAAAAGACAAAACATGGATTTTACGTATACGACGATCTGGACGTCTACCACAAACCAATCGTCGTTGAAGCCGGGTCAAGTAAAATATTTTCCTGATGAGGGGTCAAGTTCTTTATCCAGTTGGGGGATTGATATAAGTGCAGAAAATAGAGGATATCATTTAGTTAGTCATGCTTGGGCCTTAACGGGAGGTAGCATGGTTTCGGAGGACAGTGTAGAAGTGACTTTCACTACGCCAACGCAAACATATACACCCACTGTCACTCCAACGCCAACGAATACGCCGACGCCTACGCCGTTTTGCTGGATTGAGTATTGTCCGTCTGAAGGAGTGATTAAGCGCATACCTCTTGTGGAGGATGCCTGGAAAGTTTCCGGGCAAGAGTATGCCGCTTCCGTAAATGTAAACGGAATCACGGTAAGCGCACCCGTTGTAAATGGAGCGTCTTCGAGCGCGGCGTTAGAAATATTCTTAGACGCTTTATACTATTTTGGAGAGTGGTAAAGTCATGAATTTATTTTTATCAATTAGTTTGATGTTCGTCCTTCAAGGTTCCACACTGGACTGTGTTCGTTCGCTGGAAGCGGCACTGAAAGAATATTCCACGACGAAAGAATCATGGAACAACATACCTATAGTTGAAGGAAATATAAGTAAAGGAGAATTGCAAATAAAGAATCTTGGTGATGAAAAACCTATTGAAGCCAAGATCGTAATATCGGTTTTAGACAATAATTCTAGGATCGTAAAGATGTCGTTGACTGAAATCAAAACACGATTGTACACCGCCCATCGGGAAATTATGCGCAAAGCTCTGCTTCGCGCCACACATGATTAGGAAGGATAAAAACGATGAATAAAAAAATACAGGTAAAGATTGATAAGGATGGATCCTGGGGAATTATTCTTCCCGGAGAGCATGAGCCATACATGTTATACTCTTCCAAGGAAGAAGCCGTCAGGATAGGAAAAAATAAATCCGAAGAATTGCACGCTGAATTAATAGTAAAGGAGATTTGAAATGTATAAATGTTTTATTTCTATGTTTATATTAATTGCACCTTCGTTAGTAATGGCCCAGGAAATATCTGCTCCGGTGATCGTGAAGAGCTCAACGCCGATTGTGCAGGCGGCACCGGAACGTGTCTATTCCGCCACGGAATACGAGGCTGTGAAGAAAGAGGCAGTGCGCTGGCAATCGGAATTTGACGCGCTTCTATTGCTGCATCAGCAACAAATTACGGTGATTTTCCAGGTTGCCTTGTCGCAGGACCTGGAATCCGTAAAGGATCTGATTAGACAGATCCAGATAGCAGGAATGCTTGGAGAAGGGAAGCAACCATGAGAGCCAGCGACCTGTGTTTTGAGATAATTAAATATTTCGAGGATTTTCGAAAACATCCCTATGTTTGTTCGGGCGGGATGCGAACGATTGGATATGGCCATGCGATCGTTCCGGGGGATAAATATTCGGTTCCTATTCGGACGCTTGAGGCGAAATCTTTATTATTTGATGATGTGGTCAACAAAGAAAAGGTAATCAATTCTTTACTGGTTAGCACTGTAGTATTGCGACAATATCAATGGGACGCCTTGGTCTCTTTTGCTTACAATGTCAAAGAGACTCTTTTTCGCCGCTCTACATTGATGCGATTAATCAATGAGGGGAAAACACTATTAGCGGAATAACAATTTGGACGTTGGATTTACGCAGGATTACCAAAAATCGTACAGCCTGGATTAGTATTGCGCCGGGAAATTGAGAAGAGATTATTTGTTGGGAAAATGGAGACTTTGTCGACAGTCGATTTCCCGGAGTATATTGAGGACGTGCGCGAGGAATTACGTGAGAAAGGACGATTGGCATGAAAAAGATATTGTTTTTTACATTATTAGTTGTATTACTTTTTGGCTGCGCTTCGGCGCGACAAAAACGGACGATCAATATCGGAGAGGTTACGAATGATATCGAAGTTGAGATTGTAGGATCATACACCCAGCAAAACGATCCGGGGCGGGCCGCCGATCTTGGTGGAACGGTTCCTATTCAGGGCGTCCCTGTCGATTTGAAGGCGCTGATTGAATCGCAGGGTGCAGCACAAACCGTATCAATGGACATCAAAAAGATTGGTGGTTCGTTTCGGTTGAAAATCGTTGGGACTGGAGTGCAAAACGGTAGATCAATCGAGGCAAAAACGGGAAATGATCATGTTCTTATTGGGGAACTAGAATCACAATTTGGAGAATAAGATGGAAAAAATATTACAAATAATTAATGGTTATAAAACATTGGCCGGACTTACTTTGCTCTATCTGGTCGGATTGATCGTTGCATTTTATCAAGGCGCGGGATGGCCAATGCCGGATTGGTTGATGGGACTCAATGCGGCGGCGGCGTATACCGGCGCTTCGTTAGGCGTGGCTGGAATCAGTCACAAATTCCAAAAAGGCGATTTGCAATTGAAAGCAAAAACAGAGATCCATGAATCCGAATAGTCCAATTCAGACTTTGGCGTTCGACCCCGGCGCGCCGATCGCAGCGACGGCCGAACCTTGCGCCGTCTCAATCGTGGACGACGAGGAACGACCTTATACGGTCGAAGTGCCCAAACCGGCTTGCGGATATCCACAAGCCATCGAGCAGGTCGTGAACCTAATCGGAAACCTGGCGGATCGGGTAGGCAAATCGACAATTTTAGTCGATCGATTTGCCGTACAGAGAATGTTGTTCGCCCGATATACGGGCGAGACCAACATGGAACGGATCGCGACGGCGGGCGGAATCAAGAGGCAATCGCTTTATCGCTTATTAGAACGAGGCGAATCCAAAGAACATCCAGCCTACGAAGCATTTTACGCCGCCTTCCATCAATTGCACGATGCGACGGTGTTCAACTCGTTGGAAGCGATTCGCCAGGCGGCGCATTCCAACAATTGGAAGGCAGCCGAAGCGCATCTGAAATTGACCGCGCCGGAGATGGGCGCGGTCGAGAAAAGTGAGAACGTTACCGTACAGGGGGACGTTAACATCCAGATCAACGGCAAGAGCATTCATGAAGCCTCGACCCAGGAATTATTAGAGGCATGGACGAAAAATTTAGGGAGTTTTTCGAACGCGGCCTTGCAAGTGATCAAAGACAAGTTGCCGGCCAACGTGACGGCGATGTTCGAGCAACGACATGATTGAAACCGAAAATAGACAATCGATTTTCGAAGCCCGTCTATTGGATAGCCAATACGACGAGGAATTGCGCCTGTTAAATGCCATCGGAATTGAACTGGCGAATCGGGCGCAGAAGATCGATTTTTATCTGTATCGTCCTAATAAAAAACATATGGAATTTTTTGAGAAAGGCAAGGATTACGTCGAACGGTGTTTTACGGCGTGCAACCAGGGGGGAAAATCCTGGTCGGGCGCTTATGAAGATATCTGTCATCTGACCGGATTGTATCCGGATTGGTGGCCGGGCTATCGATTTACCGGTCCAGTCGAAGCGGCGGTGATCGGCAATACCGCGCGACAGATGAGAGGGACGATCCAAAAGATTTTATTGGGTTCTCCGGGACAATGGGGAACCGGAATGCTGCCCAAGGAATTTTTATTGGAAGAACCAAAGACCGCAAAAGGGGTGTCGGGCGCGGTCGATTATTTTCAGGTGCGACACGTCAGCGGCGGGGTCTCCAGTTGCTATCTGGTTTCCAGCGAATCGGGCTGGCGGGCGTTGCAGGGTTTCACACTGCATTTTATTCATCTTGATGAAGAACCCGTCAAATCGGAGGCGTTTGAATTATATTCGGAATTGGTGCCGAGATTAATCAAGAACAAAGGCATCATGTATATGACGGCGACGCCGCAACAGGGAATGACGGACATCATGTCGTTTTATTTTTTGGACGACGACGATCCCATGGATATGAGCGATATCGCGGTACTGCGTCGTGAAGGCTCCGCCTGGCGAACTTTGATCCGCATGACGATCGACGATATCGATCATTGGGATGACGAGCAACGCGCTCGATTCCGAGCGCTATGTCCTCCCAGCAAGCAACGTAGTCGACTGTATGGATTTCCCGAACAAGGCGAGGGGAAGGTTTGGGATTACCCCGAAGGCAAGATTTTTTGCGAACCGTTCGACGTGCGCCGCGATGGGTTCAAGTTTATCCGGGGCGTCGATTCAGGTTACAAGAATAGTTATTTTGCCTGCGTCGAACTTTGTTACGATCCGTCAACAGGGACGCTCTATTTATACGAGTGCTTCAAGGTGCGTCATACCCTGGTATCCGATCTGGCGCGCGAATTGTTGGCGCGCGACGACGCGGTCGGAATTTCAATTCCGACCGCCTGGCCACGCGATATCAGCCGAGAGGATATCTCCAGCGCCATGGTGCCAGTAGAGGAATTTCGCAAGAAAGGCGTCGCTATGACCAAAGAGGCGGCCGAATTCGACGACGACCGCCAGAATCATGTGGGGCCCGGTCTTTATCTGATCGATGAATTATTGCAGACCAACAAATTAAAAATATTACGCTCGCCCCGGACGTCGTCCTGGAAGAAGGAATGGGAGTATTTCTCCTACGGAGACGACGGGAAGGTGTTAAAGGGAAAAAATCGGCAAAACGATTTGATGGACGCGACGCGCTATGCAGGCATCGCCTGGTACAGGGGATGGGCGAAAGCGCGTCAAGGGAAGGCATGGCAAAATCAACCGTCTTTCAGTTTGGCGGGAATCTAGTAAGTAGTAAGTAAAAACAGAAGAGGCAAAGGCGATGAGCGGAATTGCGAGCATGTTTGAGGGATTATTATTTGGCGGGGCAAAGGAGAAAAAGACGGAGACGCCCAATTATCCGCCGCCCGCCGATTTGGAGAAGGAAAAGAGAACCCCCGTCCAGGGACTTGACGACTTTACGCATACGGCCGGACGGCTACGGGGAGCGCCGTCTACCGGACTGAAGAAGAATTTGGGGATGGAGTGAAACGATGAAGGAATTAATAGAGATCATTCTCGCGCGGCACGAACGGCAGTTGACGGGACGGGCGGCGTTGGACGCACAGTTAGAGCAGATCCGGCGCTACATCGATCCGTTTTTGCCGCCGTTTACGAGCGCGCCAATGGCCGGAGAGGATTTGCCGAAGTGCTGCGACGATACGGCGATCTCGGCGGCGGACAATTACGTACAGGCCATTCATCGCGCAATCACTCCCAGCGGGTTGGATTGGGTTCAATTCGAACCAGAAGACCCAACCTTAAAAGAAGATTGGGAGGAGAGACAACGACAAACGACGGCGGAGCGTATCATCCAACACGGGTTAGATAATTCGAATTTTCAAGCGCAGATGAATATATTCTGGCGACAGTACGGCAACGCGGGGACGGCCTTTATCCACGTAGATGATTTTAATAACACGGGGAATTTTTTGTTTTCGGCTTTTTCCTCGGTGGGAGTCAGTTTTTGGGAAAACGCCGATGGGATTATCGATTCGATTTGCCGTGAAGTGCGGATGACGGCGCGACAGGTTGGGCAAAACGCGCAGAGCAAGGGATGGAAGATCGAGGGAACCAAGGCGGCAGCTTCTCTGGCGAACAATAAGCCGGATGAAGAGCACGTCGTTTTGCATTATATCGGAGCAAACGACGACATCGTTCCGATGCGATCGCAGAGCGCCAAATACGTCAGTTTATTCATCGATAAGGATTCTAAGACTGCCATGAATGCGGACGGAACGGGAAAACGGTGGGAAGGATACGAGGAATTTCCGGTTTTGGCGGGACGACAAATTCGAGTGATGGGCGATCCTTTGGGGCGGAGCCGGGCGTTTTCCATCCTCGAACGAGTAAAGGAATTAAACAGGATCTGCTGGTATTGGGATAAAGGAATCCTAACTTCTATCCTGGGATTTTATAAGGATAGGGAGGATAACTACAAGAGGAAAACCGGCGATCCTAAAAAGATCAACGCCGGAGATACACTATATTTTGACGATCCTAGTATACATGAAGAGGCGCACACGCCAGCGAATTACGGCTTAGCCTGGCAGGAAATATTAAACCGCAAAGAGGAAATAAAAGAGCATTTCTTTTGGTCTGATATCAATATGCGGAAAGAGAAATATAACATGACGACGCTCGAACTTATGCAGGCGCAAACGCAGTTAGCGGGTTTGCTGAGCCAGCAGGTGTTGAGCGGGAATAACGAGGTAATCGTTCCGATGATGGAGCGCTGTTTAGCGATCAAGATGCGGTCTGGAGAGATCGAATGGCCGCGGCGGATTGCGGCGTAAGGGATTGTCTGAATCAGGACTGTCAGATAAAGGCTAAAAAATGAAACGATCGGGATTGAAGTTAAAACTGATATCGCCGGTATTTCGGGCGCAGATCCATCAACAGGCGGATATGGACATGCAGTTTTTGGAGCGGATTACGCCGCTGGCGCAGACCGATCCCGAAGTAGGTATGGCGCTCAATAAGCACGGGGGGATGATGGCGATCGCGGCCAAGATGGACGTCTCGCCGGAACTCTTTGTTTCCAGCGAGGAATTCAACAATCGAGTGGGGGCTCTACGCCAGCAGGAAGCGCAAGCGCAGGCCATGGAGACGATGCGCGAAGGGGCGCAGGCGTACCAGGCGGCGGCGCGAGGGACTTCCAGTTTGCAGGATATGGGTCAGGTCAGCGCGCTGCAATCGCTGGTTGAGAGGGGAGGGATTTAATGGAAGGGATGCCGTTTGAAGCGGGGCAAAAAAGCGTCGAACAGATGCGCCTCGATAAGGCGTACCGGGATCTGTTTCGCGGGCCGGACGCGGAGATCGTAATCCGCGATTTGGAGAAGAAGGCAAAGATGTACGAGGAAAATCTATTGAGCGCGGATAGTTTTGCCAAGACAGCGGAGACGCTGGGGATGCGCAAGATAGTCGTATATATCTTGAAACGAGCGGAAAAATTATAAAGGAAGGAAACAGTCATGCCAGAAAATCCCACAAATGCGAATGTGAATAGTTCGAGTGGAAATGCACCGGCGGCGGCTCCGAAGTTCGCCGAGATCGTATCGGAAGGAATTCGAAACGATCAGGCGTATAAAGGATTTATCGGGAAGTTTGGCGATAAATCGGCGGACGAGGTGGCGAAAGCCTATCTCAACGCCGAGCAGGCGCTTTCGAGAAAACTCGAGGGATACGGCAAGAAGCCGGGCGAGAACGCCACGCCAGACGAGATTGCAGCGTGGAACGCCTATCTGGGAGTCCCGGCGAAACCGGAGGAATACGGCGTGCAGGGCGAAGGATGGGATCAAGATCGGGTCAACGCCTTCTTGCCGGAGGCTCATAAACTGGGATTGACGAAGAACCAGGTCGAGGGATTGATCCAGATGCAGTTCGCCAACGAACAGACGCGCCGCCAGGCGGATGAGGAGGCGTACGCGAGTACGTGGAAGGAATACTACCCCGACGACGCGGCCAAAGGAAAAGGAGTGGAGACGGGAAAACGCACCTTGGCGCGGATCGCGGAGACGAACCCGAAACTGGCGAAAGACCTGGAAATATTTTTGGGCAAGGACGCGCATTTTACGGCGGCGATGGAGATGCTCGCCAAGGAATTTGGCGAGGCGCAGGGAATCAAACCGGGGGAGGCGCAGTCTACCGACAGAGGAGTCGATCAACAAATCAAGGAACTTACCGAAAAATTACAGGGAAAAATGACCTCCGAAGATCGGAAAATGGCTAGAAATACATTAGCCGATCTGATGTACAAAAAAGAAGGAATCAAAGTTACTTATGGGGATTAAGCAATCCCCGTTGAATGGCCCTTGAATGGTCCGAAAGGAAAACCAGGAGACAAATATGCTACGGGAGAACCGGAACTCCGGCCCTGGAAATTAGGGTAACCCCTACGGCGGAGCGACGAAACAGCTCAGGAAAGCCCGAACGGACAACTTTCCGCCACCAAAAACAGAAAAGAGAACCATCATGGCTACGGGCGGAACCCCCATGACGTTTGCGGATGCGGTAGCGGGACAATTTCCCGCTAATTTTCGAAAAAAGTATGCCGACGACCTCATTCTATCGTTGCAAGAAAAGAAAACAAAGTTACGTGATACAGTCACTCTAATTCCCGACGCAAAAGGCGAGAAATTGATCTTTCAATTTTTGGAAGGGTGGGAGTTGGACGAGGTGACTACGCGAAATTCTGCGACAGTCTATTCCGACGAAGAAACCGCGCAACGCGAAGTTGCGTGGAAAAAGTGGGACAAGGCGTATCCGGTCGACGATACCGATGAAATTGCCTTGATGCTCGATCCGACCTGGGCGGTCAAAGAAAATCACATGCGCGCGGCACGGCGAGCCGTGGATAAGGCGATTTATAACGCGTTATTCGCCACAGTGACGACCGGCCACGAGAGCGACGGAAGCGCCGCCTGGTCATCGGCGAATAGCGACTGCACCATCATCGCCCACGGCAGCAAGGGATTGACCAAGGAGAAAATCCTAGAAGGAAAATCCGCCATCGAGGCCGGAGATATCGACGTGGAAGATCCCGCCGAACAAATCACTCTCGTATGTCACAGCGATGACGTGAATCGCATGCTGGAAACCGATCCAACCTTATCGAACAGCGACTACATGAAAGTCAAGTTGATGGCAGAAGGGAAACTTGACGAGTTGTGGGGTTGTAAAATAAAAAAGGTGAATCACCTTTTTAAATCGCAAACAGTCTATCGCCGTTGCGCCATGTACGCTAAATCGGCGATTCGCTACGGCGAGCCGCGCATCCCCGAAGTGTACGTATCAAGGAATCCGATGTATCGATATCGGATTGAACTGTACTGCAACCTGATCAACGGCGCTTTACGGTTGTTCGAAAAAGGCGTGGTGGAAGTACAGTGCACGATCAGTCCGGCCGTCAATAAGGCCAAGACGGCGTAACCAACCTATTCGATAAGAATAGAGGCTTAAAACAGAAAGGAACTATCATGAATCGCATCAAAAAAATGCTCGGACAATTAATCGCCGCATTGATTGCGTTTTTAATTGGCAGCACTGCATACTCACAGGACATTGTCGACGTGCACCACATGGAAGGATTGGACTACGCCGATCGGCTAAATCCCGTTTGGGCGGTCAATGAGTCGGATTACGTCAGCGGACGTTTTCTGATCCCCAACGCCTCCGGAACTACCACGATCCA